GTTCATTATCACTTCCAACATCAAGACTCCGGAGGACGTCAAGGCTGCTCGCGATGAGCTGACCAAGATCCTCGCCGAGCTGAAGAAGGGCGGTGACACTGTCAAGGTTGTCAACCCCGCGGCCAATGCTGGCGCGGGTAAGGCAGAGGAGCCCGTTACGCCTGCGAAGGCGAAGCGCGGTGCTGCCAAGAAGGCCGAGACTCCCTCGGCGCCCGCTAAGAAGGGCAAGAAGCCGGTTGCCAAGGTGGTAGCCGCTGAAGAGGAGAAGCCGGCAGTCGAGAAGACTGCGGCGAAGAACACTGATGGTAAGCGTGAGTTCACGTTTGCCGCCGGTGCGAGTCACACCAAGATCCTGAAGGAGGCGATTGGTGAGGACAAGAAGGCGTTTGAGAACGCTAAGAAGATGCTGAAGAAGCATGTGGAGGGTCTGTCGGACGATGAGTTTGACGCGAAGACCAAGGACGAGCACGTCCAAGCTTGGCTAGCGGCCAAGAACGCAGCCAAGGTCGTCGAGCCGGTGGTGCCCGAGGTTCTCTCTTATGAGGATCTGAAGGCGCTGACCGGTCTTACGGAGACCGATACGGCTGGAGTCTACTGGCACCCTGAGACGGGTCGCCACGTGACCGGACCAGCTGCCTCTTCTGAGGAGGGGCTGGATGAGGTCAAGGACTATCTGGTCGGCGAGACCACACGCCGCGTCTACAATGACGAAGAGGCGTTCCTCGGCTTTGCTGGGGTCGGGAAGTTTGCGGACATGTAAATTCAAAAAAACATAAAAACAACAAAACTCGAAAAACAAAACAACGGCGAAAGCCAATTTTTCATTTATTTACTTTTCGGCTTTGGCTTTGTTAAGTTCCATGCTGGATTTGATACGACGACTTTAGGGGGATTGCCTCCACGACTACGACGACGTGTCTTCCGCGCCTTCTTACCCCCTTTACGACGACGAGACTTGCCTCCTTTAGCTTTAGGAACTTCCTCTAGCGCCTGCGCGGCTTTCGCTTCTGCAAGTAATTGAGGAGTGGGAACATCCAATTTTTTAGCGGTAGAGTATGCTTCTGAATCGTACGGATCCGCTGGACGAACTTGACGCAGGGGAGTCCGTGGACCTTTAGGTAATTCCAGAGTTCCGCTCATTTACTTACTCTGCCCAGAAAATGATGGTACAACTTGGAAATGTTTGTTGAATAAACTCTTGAGCTTCAGGCGTGGGAATCAATAGACGCGGAACATACAACTCTTTCAAATGAGTATTTATTATTGGCACCCTTTTCTTGTATTCTTTCCACACATGCTCAAAACATAGTAGTTTATGATTCTTGATCCGATCACAGTTAATCGTATATTTGTGCAGCTCTTCAATCTCGTTCGAGTAGTGTGAAAAAGTATGAATAAGTGGGTACTGGTGAGTACTAGGATTATACGCCATTTCGCAGACCGTTCGCCAAACAGTCTGCCATTCTCGCATCGTTTGGTCACTGTAGAGTGGATCTTCAAACTCTAGAGTGAACCCTAAAAATATATCGGTTTTCATTATTTAATTAAGTGTCGTTTGTTTAACCGAGTATTATGTGCCAAATAAAAAGCAGGACCGGAAGTACGAGAATTGGGAAGAATCCATAACTGAATAAAGTTAAACCCCCAATTACCCAGTATCCACCATTAAATAGTGTCTGACCATACTTAGCTGCCTGAACTGTCATTGCAAGGACAAAGTATGTCTTGATGAACAAGAATACGTCGTTAAACAGCATTCCCACAATATCCAACGCCCCGTCTGTAGGCGTATTTGTTACGTCCGCAGCTACTGCCGGAGCATTGATTTGGAACTTCTGACCGTCCTGAATTTTTTTGGACCCCGGCTCGTCGTTAATTGTATAATCAACCATCAAGTACTTCACCTTTTGGGGGTTCGGATCTGGAATACCTAGTGATCCAGGGCTTACAGTTAAGTTAATCGAACCGTCATTCAAGTATGTTCGGACCGCGCTCGTAACATCCGTGTACAATTTATCGTATCCATACCGTGCTTTCTTAATTTGTAATCCAGAAGCCAGACGGGCAGGCGGAGCGGCAATATCTATAGAGTCACCATCCACGGCTGTAGATGTATTACTTGGCCCGTTATTGATAGAGTATGTTGCCGTGAGGGTTTTCAACTGTCCAGGAGCCGGATCGGCTACATTAAGAGCTGACGGCGTAACCACAAAATTCAGACGGCCGTCTTTTAATTGAGCTGAAACAGCTTTTGTTACATCTACAGTTTTAGTACCAACTCCGTACTTTGCCGACTGAATTTTGACTCCGGTGGCCATTCTTATTATACTTTACGAGCTGAAAACAACGTTGGCAATTCCACCCATCACACGTAGGTAATTGTATGATTCGACATACGCTCGCACTGTATAATTGTATTGTAAAGTCTTTACGGCATTTGCGACCTGTGTGCTTGGAATAATAGAAATGACGTCTTGGTGTGAATACAGTAATTGACCATTTGGGCCTGTCGCTCCGGGATTAACAATCGTAGGATTGGGAAGATTTACGGTTGATCTGAGAACACATATTGGTGCAGGCGGGACATTTGTTCGGTCATTGGATGTAACAAGTGGAGGCTGAACGAACGTGTTACGCAATAACGTTTTATTGAACATTGAGCCATTAATGTGTCCACTTGGTTGAATACTGTAAGGATCAAGTGAGAATGAGTAATTGTATACCCCCGGAATATCAGTAGATGTCCGGCCTTTCTGATGACGATAATTTTCTAGTTGCGAAAAGAAATAGGTCTGTTTGTATGAGAACCGTTCCTTACCGTCCAGAATAATATACGATTCTAGCAAAATATCCTTCTGAGACACTGCTGTGCTGAGCGCGTTTCCAGTACTATATGCCGGCGCCATTCCGGTTATTCCAATTGAACTCATAGGAGGTTTGAATGGATCGTCCCAGTTCGTATAGTTATCTGCATCATTCTGGAGTTCACGATCGGACCGCTGGGCTACCCATACGACCTGAGTACACAGATTCTTCATTAGCAGAGAAAGATCATTACTTGCTCCATACTGTCCGTTGGCAGTCACAGTATCAATCTGCTTAATTAAGAACGAGTGTTCAGTACGAGCAATATTAGCCATTTCGGCATCACCTACGAATATGTAATTGGCTTCAATGAACGGATTTAGGTTCCAGTACATAAGTTCGGGATTCGTTGGAGATGGGACTGGAGAATAAGTTGGAGGCGACAGAAAATTATTCATTGTCATCAAGGCATTGCTTGGATCTGGAGCCACACGCTTTCCAAAATTAGGATTTACTCGGTTATTAATTTTTTCGCGAATATCGCGAATCGTGAATAAGCTATACATGTTCTTTAGCTCAACAACGATCTCAATAGTCGAATTCTGTAATGCCCCCAATGGCAAAGCTGCTCCGACATTCTCACAAAACCAGAAATGGAGTGGTACATTCAGAACACGACCATATACCGAAGGTTCGGCTGCTGACGTAAAAGTTGATAGTGCGTGGGGATACTGGTTGATACGATCGTAAGCGTTTGCGGGATCGTAGACTTCGGGTAGATTTCCGACCATCTGGTTCACCATAGCTTTTTTGTTGGCATCAAAGTTCATATCAGCATACAGCTTCATCCATTCGCCGGTATGGCGGACAATCTCCTGACCATTAATTAAGATTGAGGCGTAATTGATCATATTGTACCCGATATTTCGAATCCACTGGAATTCATATCCTATAGCATCAGAATTCTGATTCAAGTTTGAGTGTGTTCCTGAAACAGGGTACACGGGTGAATAAATATTCGGAAGCGTCATCACGACATAACAATCATTTACTAACTGCGCTAGCTGATCAACCGTAGCTCTTAGAGTCAATGAGCCACTAGCAGGTAAACGCAGATTCGTGGTCTTAAAAACCAGCTCAAACTGTTCCATCGCAAATTCGGTGTGGCGCTTGTAAACCGACCTAAAATGAGTGAACGATGGGTTCCCACATATCAGTTGATCTTGTGCGCCTCTGTTAACGAGCTGAATTAAACCTCCAGACATCCTTACTTATTTACTGAATAGTTTTATGTGTGTATACTCCGCATTTCTTGCATCCAGTACGGTCTACGTTAAGACTTACGGTCGTGCAGTTACATAGACGTGTTAGTTGCAGATTCTTGGCGTTCGTGTTATTGATATTCGACTTAGAATAAATAAAGTCGGCAGTCTGTGAAGCTTTGTAATCTAACCACTGGCCGTTTGTGCGTTGGATACGGCTTTCTCCGGTATGCCGAGGAATCAATAATGCAACACCATACTTTGCCTGTAACGGAGTTGGAACGTTAATATCGGTATTGTTCGCAATCACAGTAGCATACGTCTTGGCTCCATTCAGACGTTTCAGACGCGTCCAGTCAGCCGCAGATAACCCACGGGTTCCAGTTTGATTGTTTCCTATAGTTTTCGGATGGGCGACTGTCGCCATTTATACAACATGCGGGAAAAAGCTTATAGCGTTCGGTCCATTACGTGATCCTATTTGAAATAACCTCTGCTTGTCCTGAAACGCAGAGTAATCAAATATCTCATTGGTTTGAGGATCTAGGATCATTACAATACCTTTAATCTTAATGATCTGGAGTTTACGTCTCTTTCGTATCAGATTCCGTTGGTACAGCGTATCCTTTTCATCATTCAAATATGATGGACGGTATGCCAGATCTTCAGCGGTGACTGTTGTATCAAACCGCATACATTGTATCACCGGTTGCTCTTTGGAATGTAGTTTACGATGAATCTCACAATCTACTGCCGCCTGTTTCAGGATCGTGGAAATGCTTTTGATGATCCGACCTTTCTTGTATGCCGTTTCATACAGTACTTCATCAGAACTCAAAAAAGCTTCGGTTGGCTCTCCACCTTCGTACCGTTTTGTTATTGTATCATTGCGTCGAATGAGAGTAATATTAGGTCCTTCCTGATCTTTTAGCTGCTTGTCAGAAAACACGGACATGTACAATTTCACTGTTACATTACGCTGGTCTTCAGGTAAAGTTGAATGTGAGTTCACGCGGATTGCGCGTCCAATCACTTGTTCAATACGAGCAGGGTTCCAATAAGGTTCCATGATGTACACATTCCTGACGTTCTTTAAGGTAATACCTTCTGAGGCAGCCTTGGTTCCCATAAAAATACACAACTTCCGCTCTTTCAGAGAATCTTTTAGCGAAGAAGGTAACTTTTCAGTCTCTCCATTAAACACTAGACGCGCCATCTCACGTTCGTCTTCGTCTTCGTCTCCGGTATAAGAAGCGTATGCCGGTACCCCTTTTTCCATCTCGACTTCCCGCCACTGACCTCCTTCTTTCTTTAACTTGTAAGGTTGGAACCCATTATGATTCAAAATGATCTTAAAGAGACCAAGACCTTCTAAAGATTTGTATTCGGAATACACAAACTGATTATTGAATTCACCATCTTTACCTACGGTAGACTTCAGGTCTTTCAGCATCTGAGCCATTTTTGGCGAGAAATTTGAAAGTACTTTGGAAGTCAAGAAACGTTCAGGTTCTGAATCTATTTTTCTCAAAATTTCCAACTTGTCTTCAGGAATAGGTTTGCCACGCAATGAATACTCTGTTTCACCTTCGTCTGTCATCTTGTACTTGAATTCGGGAGGCACTGCAAAGTTACATACTAGACGCGACGTCATACGGAACGAACCAAGTTCGTCGTTTAAGGACGGATTACGATTCTTTCTAGCTTCACGATCAATTTCTATCTTACGAGCTTCCAAATACCTCAAATACTGTTCGTCTGACATTTCAATTTTCTGAAGAGTCTTGTCTTCATCTAGACGTTTAGGCAGAACTTTCTCGTCGGCGCCTTTGTAGTAAGATACCAGACCTTGAATACGACGTCCAAGCAATAAAGCGTTTTTGATATTCAGTCCTTCCAAAAACGTTTTCACAAACTCTTCGTATTCGGTCGGTAAACACTCTAAGTTTTCTACAGCCATCTTGTCTTCGCCTAACAACTCTACACCAGCAAACTT